GTGTCGAGCACGTCCTGCTGGCGGGCGAGCCAGGCGAGTGTCCGCGCCTCGATCTGACTGAAGTCGGCGATCACCAGCCGCTTGCCCACACCCGCGACGATGGTCGAGCGCAGGCAGCTCGCGATGACGCCGAGCGCCGAGTCCTCGAACAGGAGCTCGAGATCCTCGGGCCCCGCGCCGGCGTGGATCGCGTCGATCGCCGCCGCCACGTCCTTGATCGATCCGCGGAAGAGGTTCTGAGGCTGCAAACGTCTGCCGGCCCAGCGCCCCGTCCTCGATGCGCCATAGTACTGGAACGTGCCGCGCACCCGGCCGTCGGAGGAGCGCGCCGAGGCGATCGCGGCCAGCTTGGCGGTCGAGGAGCGCGACGCATCGAGACGCGCCTGCAGCGCCGTCCGCGGGGCTCCGGTGAGGGTTTGACTGTTAAGCATCGTGCTGACGGTGGCGCGGCGCAAATCCTGCACCTCGACGCCCTGCGCGGCCAGCCACTGGCGCAGCTGCGCGACCTGATTCAGAGACCGCACCTGGCCCCCGGTCAGATCGTCGATCCGCGCTGCGAGATGCTGCTGCGCGTCGCGCGTCACCGCAGCGAGCTCGCCGACCAGCTCGTGGTCGATTCCTATACCGCGCTGGTTGATCGCGTAGTCGAGCTCGAACACGGCGCGCTCGCGCGGGCTGAGCTCGGGCAGGCGGCGATCGAGGGCGCGCTCGGCGAGAACGTCCTGAGCGCAATAAGCGCAGAGGCGGGCGAAGCGCTCGGGATCGGTCTCATGCCACCAGGTGAGGGGAGAGAGGCTGCGCGGCCGGGCGAAGCGCAACATCAGATCGCGAGCGCTCGAGTCTTTCTGCTCGGCGAGGCCCAACGCACGGCCGGCCGGCTCGAGCGACGCCGGTAGCCCGGCGACGAGCGCCCGCGCCATCGTGCAAGACCACTGGCTGAGCGGGATCGGCGGCCAGCCTTGCGGCACGAGTTTGGCGCGGTAAAGGTTGTGCTCAAAGAGATAGTTGTGCGCGATCACGGTCGCGCCGGCCGCAACGGCCTCAACGAACTGGGGTGGCGGAAGGCCCGAGATCCACGAGTTTACAGGCTCGTCATCGACGGCAAAACACAGGACAGTGATCCTGGTGCTGGGATGCTCGGCATAGGCGTGGCTGCCGGTCTGGCGCAGATCGGCGAGCGAGGCAGTCTCAAGGTCAAGAATCAGTCGCAGCACACACTCACGCCGCAGCGATGTTGAGCCGCTTTCTAACGTAATCAGCCTGTGGCTTGCGGAACGTCATTCCCGGAACGACAACGCCTGCCTCGACCCTGGCGTTATAACGAGCACGTCGCTCTTTGTGCTGCTCCTTGGTGTAGCGCACCTGGGCGCAAATCCCGAGATGGCGAACCGGGCCCATTGGACACTTGACGGGCATCCGAAAGTTCTTTCGCTGGTGATCGTAGCCGTCAATGGTTTGCGCGTATTTCAACGTCAGGGGCGCTTCAAACTGATGCCATTTCCCCTCGATGTATTCAGACCAGCGAAGGAAGCCTTTGTAGGTTGCAACGAACCGGAGGTTCCGGCCTAGGAGCAACCCAAACTCGCGCACTAGATTGGAGTTAAGGCAGTGGGACTTGTTGCCGCGCTGGCACGTTTCATACGCCCGCTCATACGCCTCTCGCAGCAGGTCTTGTTTTCGCCCCCACGGGACGCGGACGCGCATCTGCTTGGCTTCCGCTTCCTGCATCATGATCACTGACATAGGCTTCATCGGGGAGATCCTTTGCGGTTGCTTCAAAGATGATTTGCTTAGCCGTGTGCCGTCCCGCAGCGTCCCAGCAGTAAAACTGCTGATACCATTTGTGCAGCTCGCGATGGGTAGGGTGGTGTGGCTCCCAGCCGGGCTTGCGGCGGCGGCGCTGGATTGGAATGACGTTGGTTTCTTCGTCGCTGGCGTCACCGGGGTCGAGTGACCCAAGTTTTTCAAAACTTGGGTCACGGCGTGCTGTGTCGTCGGCACGGGCTTTTGCGTGTCCTTCAGGATCGAGGACGCGCGAGATTGTCTGTTGTGGGATGCCGGTGACCAAAGCAGCTTTGCGTTGAGAGCCCGTGATCCGCACTATCCCGCGCAGGAACGCCGCCTCTTGCCGTCGTCGTCGATCGCGCTCGGCCAGCCAGTCCGAGGCTTTGCTGTCAGCCGCCGCGATCTTGGTGCGAACGGCGTCGAGTGCTCGTAGCAGCGTTGCTTGCAGCATCTAACGGCTCCATCATCGCTAGTGTTTTCCGCGCTATCGGCCAGCCATGATCGTGGACTTCACTGATCAGCATGATCAGGTCGAAGTCATCGAGGCTCCGGATTTTCTCGACCTCGGCCGGGGTGATCTTCTGGTTCGGCGCCAGCATCAGAACGGCAGCTCGTCGTCGACCAAAGTCGAAGCCGCCATCGTGTCGACATAGTCCGGAAACTCCTCTTTCGCCGGGCGCCGACCATCGAGGCGCGGCTGACCTTCGCTGCGGCAGATCTGCACATGCGCCAACGCAAAGGAGACGCCGCGATTGGCAGATTTGTGATAGGCAAAGGGCGAGACCTTAAGGCGCGCGAGCTGCCCCGGCCATACATCTTCCGGCGTGTCGATGTCCTTGCGCAGCGCGGTGATGATGCCGGGCTTGGTCTTCGTCCAGGCCGTGATGTATGTGCCGCCGGGGATGTCGTAGCCGTTGTAGGGTTTTTCCTCGCAGCGATGGAACGGCGAGTGCATGCCCTTCATGAAATCGACGTCCTTCGATTTGCCGGGGCCGAACTTGGCGTCGATAGCTTCATGCACCGCGAGGCGCAGCGCCTTGTACTCCGGCTCCTCTTGCGCGGCGCGATCGAAAAGCAGCGAACAGGAGAAGACCGGCTCGCCGCCGGGGGCGCGCGGGCGCGGCGAGAACAGGACTGGGAACGATAGGACGCCAATGGGAGTACGGATGTTCATGGAACTGAGCTCCTACTTGAGACGATCGGCGATCTCGCCGGCGATGCCGGCATAGCCGGCGGCGTCGATGAAATCGTCGGGGTTGAGCGCGCCGGTGTAACGGCGCGCGATTTTCAACGCCTCGAGCATGCAAGCCACGTCGAGCGCGTTGAGATGGGGGGTTTCCTGGGCGCGGTACTTGATGGTGAGGATGGCGTTCCAGAGGTCGGCGATCGCGCGCATGTTCTGCAGAATGTCGCCATGCATGTGGGCGCGATCGCCGCTGACGAGATCCGCAGCCGTCCGGCAGATCGAGGCGGCGCTCATCTCACAGCCCCAATGCCCGCAAACGCGCGGATAAACTCGGCGGCGACCTGCGGGACGATGGCATTGCCGTAACCGCGCAGTCGTCCCATGCGGGCGGGAACCCCATGAGCCAGCGGGAATGAGCCGGGTTCAATGCGCCGCGCTTTTCCGTCGGTGCAGGGGAGCCAGTCGAAGTCGGACCAGCTAGAGAGACCTGGCGCCCCAACAGACTGTTGATCGGCGTGTTCTCCAATGTGCTCGCCCCGTCCTTGTGATCGCGGCTCGTCGGTGTCGCCCAGCCCGCTAAGGTCGCCGCGCCTTCCAAGTCCATCCCGCCCGTGTGCGTCGCTGTCGGCTTGGCGTTGGGGCCACCGCTCGGCGTGTTCGGCGTTGGCCAGCCCGCCATGCGTGCGGCATCCGTCAGCGTCGTGCCGTTGTGGTGCGTCTCCGTCTTCGGGTAGTCCCGAACACCAGAGCTCGCGCTGTCCTGCTTGGTCGGTGTCGGCCAGCCCGCCAGCGCCGCCGCTCCCGGCAGCTGGTCGCTCCCCTGCGCGGGGCCGCCGTTCGGGCCATCCTGGCCGCACGGCGTCGGCCACCCAGTACAATCGTTGTCTGATGTGCGGCGCGCCGACGCCCGCAGCGCACAGATCGGCGGCCCCGACGCCATAGGCCAGTGCTTCCAGATCGTCGCGTACTCCGGCGAGCCAAAAGCGGCCATCCTTCGACGCAACCTGCTCTCCAAAGACGATTGCAGGGCCGCACTCCGCGATGAGGCGGCAGAACTCGGGCCACAGATGCCGCTCGTCGGTAATGCTTCTGCGCTGTCCCGCGCCGCTGAAGGGCTGGCAGGGGCAGGAGCCGGTCCAGACAGGCCGGTCATCGGGCCATCCGGCGAGACGGAGGGCACGGCTCCATCCGCCGATGCCGGCGAAGAAATGCGCTTGGGTATAGCTGTCCAGGTCATCGGCCCTAACGTCCTTTATGTCTCTCTCGTCGACTGTGCCGTCGGCGATATGCCCGGCAGCGATCAGCTTGCGCAGCCACTCGGCGGCGAAAGGGTCGTTCTCGTTGTAATACGCGGCGGCGCTCACTCGGGGCGCCGCTGCATGGCGGCCTGGCGCAGGCCTTGGGCGCAAGTGTCGGCCGCGAGGTAGTAAGATGAGATCCGGGTGAGTGGCCGCTCCTTCAGGCGCTCGGCCATCGCCGCGCAATAGTCGGCGGCCCACTCGAGGGTGCGCGGATCGAGCCAGTCCGGGGGCGGGTTCATCGCGCAAGCTCCGGCATGAAATCGAGCATGTTCTTGACGGCGAGAACCGCGGTGCAGATCTCGTCAGCGATCCCGTGAGCGAGAGCCTCGATCGGCATATCGAGCTCCGCGAGCTCAATCTCGTTGAGATCGAGTTCTTTCTCGAGCTCGTCGGCCTGCTGCGCCGTCGCCTCGAGCAACATGAGAAGCATCTGCAGCCGGAACCGCACGGGATCATTCATCGCCGAGCTCCGCGAGATCGCTGCGCTCGAGCTTGACGCCGGACGAGACGCTCTCGACGAGGGTGTCGGCGATCGCGGCCCAGAGGTGGTGGCACTGCACGCGCTTCAGCGCCTT